AAGCACCGGTATATAAAACCGATGCCATCGGCCAGCTGGTGAGCGACGGCGTGACCCATCGGGAAATATTCTGTCAGGTAAAAAACGTAAAGCGGTCAGAGTGGGCCGCAGCTGCCCACAACGGCAAACGCGCCGCCTACTGCGTCACCGTCTGGGCGGATGAATATCATGGGGAAGAAATTGCCATCCTAAACGGTGTCCGGTACGGCATCTATCGAACCTACAGCCCAAATGGGGAAGAGATGGAGCTGTACCTGGAGCAGAAAGCAGGTATCTGATGGCGGTAAAAATGGACGGCCTGGCCGCAGCCATTGCGGACGCGCTGGAAGAATTTCAGGAAGAAACCATGCAGACGGTGAAAACCTCTGTAGAGGATGCTGCGAAATTCTGTGTTAAGGAACTGAAGAAAAACAGTCCGGAGCTTACCGGTGACTATGCCAAGGGCTGGAAGAAAAAAGCAGCCTATGAAAGTGCAACGGATATCCGGGTGGATGTTTACAACAAAACCGATTACCAGCTGACCCACCTGCTGGAAGACGGACACGCGAAAGTAAACGGCGGAACGGTGCCGGGAAATCCGCACATCGGACCGGCGGCAGAAAAGGCCAGTGAGAAACTGGAAAAAGATATTTTGATCAAGGTAGGTAAAAAATGAATCCACTGACCGATTTACTGGAACAACTAAAAAGTACCGGGCTTCCTGTGGTATATCGGGCGTGGCCAGAAGGGGAGGCGCCTGGCCTTCCCTTTATTTGCTATTACTGTGAGGAAGACAACCCGCTTTTTGCAGATGCTTCCGTTTTCTACGCATCCACCAACGTCCGGGTGGAGCTGTACACAAAAAACAAGGATTTCGGCCGGGAAAAGCTAGTGGAGGCAGCTCTGAAAGCCTACCCATGGGAGAAATCCGAAATCTACATCAGCACAGAAAAGTGCTACATGATTCTTTATGAAACTGAGGTGTAAAAATGGCAAATGCTGACAACAAAGTACATTATGCGTTGACCAATGTATACATTGCCATCCTGGAAATGGATCTGGCAGCCGGAACCGTTACCTTCGGCCCGCCCAAGCGCCTGCTGGGCGCGGTATCCATGGATCTTTCCGCCCAGGGCGACGTGATCAAACTCCGGGCAGATGCGATGGACTACTATGTGGTAAACTCCAACAACGGTTATCAGGGCGATCTGAATATCGCCAACATTCCCGACTGGTTCCGCAGTGAGGTCCTGGGAGATACAATCAGCGAAACGGACAAGGTACTGGTGGAAAACGCTACCCAGGAGCCTAAGTCCTTTGCAATGATGTACGAGTTCCTGGGCGATGCCCATAGCAGGCGGCATGTGCTGTATAACTGTGCAGCTTCCCGCCCCAATATTCACGGCGAAAACAAGGACAACCTGAAGGACCCGGATACCGATTCCCTGTCCCTGACCGCAAGCCCTCTGCAGGATGGCAAGGTCAAGGCATCCACTACCGCAGAGACTCCGGACGCTGTGTATCAAGCATGGTTCCAGAAGGTCTGGGAAAAGGACTCCGGAACAGCTTAAGAGGTAACCGCCTATGATCAAAAAGGAAATTGAAGTATGTGGCCGTCCGGTGGTGCTGGGAGCCAGTGCCCTGCTGCCGAAGATCTACCGGATCAACTTCGGAAAAGACATGGTGGCGGATATGAACCGCCTGAGAAAAAGCTTCCAGGCAGCCCAGAATCTTCCCAAGGATGCAACCGAGGAAGACCGGCAGGCCGCTTCTCTGGATGTGATCGATTTAACTATTTTCGAGCAGGCAGCCTGGGCAATGGCCTACCATGCAGACAAGACCGTCCCCCACGATCCGGACGAATGGCTGGAATCTTTCGATGGAGTTTTCTCCATTTATGAGGTATTCCCGGTAATTCTGGAACTGTGGGGTCTGAACCAGAAAACCACATCTGTGCCCGTAAAAAAATAAAAGCCACAACCCGCGAGCCCACCGGCGCAGCTTTCATGCTGCGCTGTGCGGAGTTGGGGCTGGTGTCAGATGAAGTTTTACAGTCGTATACCATGGGCATGGTATACGATATGCTGACCGAAAAAGCAAATGACCATGAAAAATACCCTGTGATTGCTACACAGGAAGATTTTGATAAATTTTAAGGAGGGATTTCGTGGCCAAAACAAAAGGTATCATCGTAGAACTTGGCGGCGACGCCTCCGGGTTAAACAAAGCCATATCCTCCGTATCCAAAGAGGCTCGCGATACCCAAAGCGAGCTGAAAAAAATCGAGCGGCTGCTAAAAATGGACCCTAGCAATGTCACCCTTCTGAAGCAGAAGCAGGACTTGCTGAACCAGTCCATTTCCAAAACTGAAGATGTGATTACAGCTCTGAAGGATGCCAAAGACCGGGCCGATGCCGACATGGCAAACGGTACTGAGATCAATGAAAAAGCCTACCGGGAGCTGGAGCGGCAGATCGAAGCCAACGAGATCACACTGAAAAACACCAGGAAAGAGGCCGATAAGGTAGCGGATGCCCTAAACAGCATCGACAGCGACGACCTCCGGGACGTTGCCAGAGCAGCTGACGATGCGGAAGAAGCCCTGGAAGAAGCCGCAAAGGAGGCCGCTGATTTTGGTGACGTTCTGAAAGCTAATATGATCAGCGATGCGGCCGGCGGCATTGTGGATTCACTGAAGGGTGTAGCAGAAGAGACAAAAGAGTACCGAAAGATCATGGGCTCTCTGGAAGTTTCTTCTGAACAAGCCGGTTATACGGCAGAACAGACCAGCGAAGCATACCGGCGGCTTTATGGCGTTCTTGCCGACGACCAGAGCGCGGCAACTACCCTGGCAAACCTTCAGGCTCTGGAACTGAACCAGGAAGATCTGCTAAACCTGATTGATAACGTCATTGGCGGCTGGGCCAAATACGGAGATAGTATTCCGATTGATGGCCTTGCGGAAGCTGTAAACGAAACGATTCGCGCCGGACAGGTAACCGGCACTTTCGCCGATATCATCAACTGGGGAGCCAAAGAGGGCGAAAACTACGGCGTAAAAATGCGGGAAGCTACAGAGGCCAACGAGGAATGGAACGAGTCTGTGGCGGCTGCTGAGACCGCAGAGGACTTTTTCAATCTTGCCTTGCAGGAATGTTCCACAGAAGCAGAGCGGGCCAATCTGGTCATGAAAGCCATGGCAGACCAGGGCTTGGGCGCTATGGCAGAGAAATGGAAAGAAAACAACGCCGCCATGGTAGAATCCAACGAGGTCAATGCCCAGATGCAGGACCAACTGGCACAGCTGGGAGAGAAGCTGGAGCCACTACAAACCAGACTGTACGCGTTAATTGTACAAGCCCTGGAATGGTTCAACAGTCTGGACGAAGGCACACAAAACTTCATAATTGGAACGGTTCTGCTGGTGGCAGCTATTGCGCCGGTAAGTGCCGCATTTAGTGGAATATCCGGAGGAATAAACAGTGTAATGCAAATGCTTCCGCAATTGCAAAATATGTTTACAACTGTTTTTGGATTTATTGCAGCTAATCCGGTCGTTTTACTGATTAGCGCTATTGTTGGACTTGTTGCCATTGTGGCGGCCAAAGGGGACGAAATCCAAACTATTCTGCAAAGGGTAGATAACTTTCTCCAAAGCGTATTTGCCACTGATTGGACAAATATATTTGGTCCGGTACTTGGAAATGTACTAAATGGTTTCTTTGCTAATCTTCAAAACGTATGGGATGCGGTAATGCAGATCCTGAGCGGAGTAATTGACTTTATCCGTGGTGTTTTCACAGGCGATTGGGAGAGAGCCTGGAGTGGAATTGTTCAAATATTCGATGGAATCTTTTCTGGCATTTATGCCATGGCTGTTGCTCCAATCAACGGAATCATCAGTCTGGTAAATGCTGCTATTGACAGTATAAATTGGCTGATCGCCGGAATCAACAAGATTCCAGGTGTAAACATTGGCTCCATCGGGAGTATTCCCATGCTTGCCGACGGCGGCACCGTCTGGTCTGGCTCGGCCATTGTAGGCGAAGCAGGCCCGGAGCTGCTGACCGTCACCGGCGGCAAGGCCGTAGTTCAGCCTCTGACTGCCAATACCGGCAAGATCGAGAGCCTGTTAGGTGACATCAGCAGCGAGCTTGGCGGTGGCGGCTATGATATCCCCATTGTGGTACAGGTTTCTCTGGACGGAAGAGTAGTGGGAGAATCCGCTGTGCAGTACATGAGGAGGCAGGATAGAGCTTATGGCAAATAAATATCCTCTCATCATCGGCGGTGTGGACATCACCGACATGGTGGAAATTGACAGCTATGAGACCACCCTGATCCCAGTGGTGGGCGGATCTGTCACAACAATGGACGGAGTCACCCACAAATCTATCATCCGGGAAAAAGGCCATGTAAAATTTGCGGTAAACCCGCTCACCGATATCCAGACCAAGAAGCTGAATACTGCTCTGAAAAACGGCATCACAGAGGTGCAGTATCACTGCACGATGCGAAACGGAACATTTATTGCGACTATGGAAGCGGACAAGCCAACTGCTAGGCACATGGGGCGTGTAAAATACGGCGGAGCCAAGTGGCACGAGCTGTCTGAGATCACGCTGACGGAGCTGTAGACTATGCAGAAAACATCAGATTTATACCGGGAGCTGCTGGCGGGAGATCATTGGGAAGAAACCCGTCTCTCCATCGGAGAAACCGGTGTTTTGATCACTAAAGAAGGTGACGATATTACTTTTGGCGGGGTCTCCATTCTGGTGGGTGCGACTGGCGCAGATGGTGGATATGACGAATCTGCACTGGTGACCATGGAGACCGGCACCAATGCCTTTGGAGGAAACTCTCCACAGGTGGGTACCTGTGTCAGCGCACAAATCGATGTAGAAATGATGAAGCCTTTCGGAGAACTGCCGCCCATGGCCCGAATGGTTCCTTATACCAGACTGACAGATGGGCAGCGGTGTTCAGAATGGATCCAGAAGGGTGTTTTCTATATTGATACCAGAAAAGAGAATGAGTATGGACCAGATCTAAAAACCATCAGCCTTTGTGGGTACGATGAAATGATGAAAGCGGAACAGGATTACCCATCTTCCACGCTTTCCTGGCCCGCCAAAGACATCGACGTGGTTCGAGAGATTGCCGCTTTTCTTGGCGTATCTATTGACTCCAGGACGATTCCTATTATCAGCCGGGGCTATACCATCAACTATCCCGCCGGGTATTCCTGCAGGGATACGTTGGGATATATCGCTGCCATGTATGCCGGGTGCTTCGTTATGTCGGACCTTGGAGAGCTGCGGATGATCACAATCCATGGCATCCCAAAAGAAACCAGATACCTGATCGAGCCCACGGGCTTTGCCATTACCTTCGGAGGTGACCGCATCCTTGTCTGATCGAACCTATTTAGGCCGCAGTATGCAGCGGTTCACCTCTGCACCACAGTTTGACGGATTTTCCAAAGTGACCATTGTGGTCAACGATGAAATTGAGTATTCCGCAGGCACCGGCACGGGCCGCACACTGCGGATAACAAACCCCTGGGGAACGCCGCAGATGGCGCAGGATATTCTCAACGATATCCGGGGCTTTCAGTATCAGCCTTACACGGCGGAGGATGCCATCATTGACCCGGCTGCGGAGCTGGGGGACGGCGTTACGGCGAACAACGTATACGGCGGCATCTATACCCAGAAGATCCGCTTTGGGCCTCTGCTGACGGCTACCGTGGCGGCTCCGGAGGATGAGGAACTAAACCACGAGTATCCCTACCAGTCCAAGCCCAACAAAGAGATCACCCGGGAAGCCAAGATGCTCCGATCTGAAATGCGGATACAGGCCGATAAGATCGAGCTGGAAGTATCGGAACGGAAGGCCGCCGTAGAGCAGCTGACGGCCCAGCTTAAGGTCCAGGCGGGTCTGATCGAGGCCAAGGTCAACAAGACCGGAGGCAGCGCCTCTTCCTTTGAATGGAACATGACCGATACTTTTATGCTCTGGAAGGCGAACGGAACCAAAATTTTTAACCTGGACAAAAATGGAGCCGAAGTATACGGAAAGATTGTAGCCAAATCTGGAAAAATCGGCGGTTTTGATATTCTGTCTAATTATCTCAGCTACAACAGCCAGACTTGGGGTGGAACCAATCGAACAGGTGTATACATAGGTATCCAAGGCATCCAGTGTGGGGCCTCGGAAACTGGAGTAAGGATAACCAATGATGGCCGTTTATTCGCGGAATATGGAGAATTCAGAGGAAGTATCAGAGCAAAGAACATCCAGTATGGTGGAAACGATGGTTATTTTTCTGGAGCGGGAATTACCGGCGGCTCCATCAGCGGAGGTTATTATGGCCAGATCGCTGGAAACACTCTGAGCACTCACAATTTGGTCGGTGGTATCAACAGCAGTCTCGGAAGGGCGGATGCTGCCTACAATGTGACCCATGGAAATGTTCAGGCAAGTGCCCTGTCTGCATATACGCTGGCGGGACAGATTGGAAATATAACTACGCTGAATGTATCAGATATAAACTTCGGAAACGTGAGCTTTTATACGGGTTCGATCAAGGATGGTAACGGAAACATTCAGCGCGTCGTAATGTGGTGATGATTATGGAGAAACTGATAACAGCAAGAGGAAAAACAATAGACTGCGACTACTTTAATCCATTCCCTCCGCTGGGCCAGGTGTTTATCCAGGTCCTGGGATTGTCTCTCGCGGAGACGGTATCCATTTTCGGCAATCCCGCCGAGACGGTAGCGATGAAGTGGGGAGATCAGTATGTCGCCTACCATACAAAAGTCATAAATATCACCCCGGAGGGAAATGCGATCCGGCTGACGCTGGGGAAGGAGTAAATCATGGAAAACATTATTTCTGCAATCAATCTGCTGGAGGCTGTGCGCTCCACTATGGATACCATCAGCGTGGTAGGCATCGAAAACCAGGATAAATTTGTGGGCTGCGCCAACGCCATCCAGACCGTTTCCCAGACGCTTGGGAAGTTTGTGCAGGAGGCCCAGGCGGCACAGAAGGACGAAAAGGATGTGGTAGATAATGGCTGACATTTACATTGACTGGTGCCCAAAATGTGGTGGCAGAGCGGAGATAGAAATTAAAGGAAATGTTTCTATCATTTGCAGGAAATGTGGTCATTCCGTGATTATCTGCGACGAAAAGGAACTTAACGCTGACGGTATGGGGAGAAAAAACGTCCTCCCTGCTGGAAAGGCTATGGACGCTATAAGAAAATGGAACACGAAGGAGGAAGTAAATGGCAGATAAAGCAATATCCGAGCTGATTGCGGCGGAACAGATCACGGCGACGGATATGTTCGTGCTGGAACAGAACGGCACGGCAAAGAAGCTGACGGGACAGGTGCTGCTGAACTGGCTGACGGCAGCAGCGGACGGCCACGGCGGTATTCAGAGCATTGCGAAGCTCAGTACCAGTGGACTGGCTGATACATACCGCATCACGTTGGCAGATACCACCACCTTTGATTTCGTGGTCACCAACGGCCGCAGTGTTAACAGTATCGCAAAGACAGCTGCAAGCGGCCTTGTGGATACCTATACCATTACATACAACGATGGAACCACATCCACCTTCACTGTCACCAATGGCGCAAAGGGCGACAAGGGCGACAA